CGGTGACTGTAACAAACGCAAACGTCTTTACGGTAACAACTGCAGCGAGCACTGCAACTAGCGGAGCCATAACGTTTTATAGTAGTATCTTGTTAGAGCTTGACACGTTCAACATTGTTGGTTTGCCAGTGCTGATCCCCGGTGAAGGCATCTATTGCAAAAACGGTATGTTTGTAGGTGTTGGCGGTTCTGTAACAGCAACGGTGTTTTATGGCTAAATCTCCAGCATGGCAACGCAAAGAGGGCAAATCCGAGAAGGGTGGCTTAAACGCCAAGGGGCGAGCCTCGTACAACGCGGCCAACCCCGGGAAACCCGGATTGAAGCGGCCTCAACCCGAGGGCGGCTCACGGCGCGACTCCTTCTGCGCCCGTATGGAAGGCATGAAGAAGAAGCTAACCAGCGCGAAGACAGCCAACGACCCGGATTCAAGGATCAATAAGTCTTTGAGGGCGTGGAACTGTAAGGACGGGGGCTATGTAACTGCGGCTGATGGCTGCGCTACAAAAGGCAAGACAAAAGGGCGGATGATATGACTCAGCACGACACAGCTAAAGCAGTTGCGGATGGCGCGGCAGTCTTAACAACTGTCGGTGTTATGGCTACGTGGCTTCCGCCTTTGGCTTCTCTGTTCACGATCATTTATCTTGGGCTTCGCATCTGGGAGTCTGATACTGTTCGTGAAATGACTAAACGCAAGAAGGCAGATGATGCCGTCGACGAGTAAGAAGCAACACAATTTCATGGCGGCGGTGGCTAACAACCCGTCGTTTGCTAAGAAAGTAGGAGTCCCACAGTCCGTGGGTAAAGAGTTTAACCAAGCGGACAAAAGCCGCAAATTTTCTAAAGGTGGTGATACTATGGCAAGCAAAATGAATCCCGGCTTCATGGCAATGATGGCCAAGAAAAAAGCTGGAGCTAAGAAAATGGCTGGTGGCGGTATGCCCATGAAAGACGGTAAACCCGCTTTCATCGGTGATGGCAAAGGTGCAATGAAACACGGCGGCATGACTAAAGCCAAGAAGATGAATATGGGCGGTATGGCCAATGGTGGTTCTGCTTCTAAACGCGCTGACGGTATTGCTATTAAAGGCAATACCAAAGGCACAGAGATTGGCATGAAACGCGGCGGCAAAGCCTGCTAAGGAGTCGACATGAAACGACGTTACAACGAAGGCGGTGAAACAGACGCAATGGAAGAGGCGAATAAACGCGAAGACATGGCGTTGAAAAACCCCAACGCCAAAGAATATGGCGAGTCTGGCACCTCTTACACAACAAAAGCCGAGCCTAAAACAAAGCCTAAAACAAAGCCTAAAGCCGTACGAAGAAGCTTTGACGAGCCTGAGCCTAAACTTATTGACCCCTCTAATATCAGAAGTGGCCGTCGCGATTTTGAAGAATCACAAATGGCCCCCGCTGACAAAACAAAAATGTCCGTGTCAGAGCGTGCAAAGGCAAATCGTGAGAGCGCTAGAAGCGGTAGCGGTTCAACCGATAAGCGTTCTGTTAACGAGCGCATTCGTTCTGCTATGGGCATGAAAAACGGTGGTATGACTGCTTCTAAACGTGCAGACGGTATTGCTGTTAAAGGCAAGACCCGCGGAAAGATGTGCTGATATGGCGACCGTAAAACCTACAGGTAGTGTAGTTAAGTCTTTAAAGAAGGCTGGGTTTTATGGTGCAAGTGAACCTAAACGGCTGGCTATTATTAATAAAGTTACAACCAAACCCCAGCGGATAAAGATGGTTGACAAGATGTTTTTAGCCAAGAAAGTTAAAGGCGGTACAAAATGATGGCCAGTCGCGGTATGGGGGACATCTCCCCTTCTAAAATGCCCAAGGGCGCTAAGAAAGCCCGGCGGGACGACACTGACTTCACCCAGTACAAAGAGGGTGGGAAGGTCAACGCCGCTGGCAATTACACAAAGCCAAGTCTTCGCAAAAAGATTGTGTCTCAAGTAAAAGCCGCAGCAACCCACGGCACTGGCGCAGGTCAGTGGTCAGCGCGTAAAGCTCAGCTTGTTGCCAAGAAGTACAAGGCGGCAGGCGGGGGTTACCGAGATTGAAAGCGCCTCAGAAATCATTGAAGGACTGGGGCGACCAAAAATGGAGAACCAAAAGTGGTAAAAAATCTTCTGACACTGGTGAGCGATACCTTCCTAGCGCTGCGATTAAGAGCCTCAGTCCTGCTGAGTACGCTGCGACAACGCGTGCGAAACGTGCTGGCAAAAAAGCCGGAAAACAATTCGTAGCGCAACCAAAAACGATTGCAAAGAAAACGGCAGGATTTAGATGACCACTTCAGGAACCGCAGCGTTTAATCTTGACCTCACGGAGTTGGTTGAGGAAGCGTTTGAACGCGCCGGTTCGGAGTTGCGTACGGGCTATGACTTACGCACTGCCCGTCGTTCATTGAACTTGATGTTTGCTGATTGGGCAAACCGTGGTGTCAACATGTGGACGTTTGAGCAGGGGACAATTAACCTGACTCCGGGTCTAAACAACTACGCACTACCCGTAGATACAGTGGATCTACTTGAGCATGTGATTCGCACGGGCGCGGGGAGCGCATCCACGCAGGCTGACCTGACCATCACGCGTATCAGTGTTTCTACGTACGCCACGATCCCCAACAAACTACAACAAGCCCGTCCTATTCAGGTGTGGTATCAGCGTTTGGATGGCCAGACTTCCTCTATTGGCACCACGCTTAACGGCGGGATCACGGCCACAGATACAACAATCACACTAACTTCAGCGGCGGGACTCCCAGCTACAGGCTTTTTGTTGATCGAGTCTGAGACTATTCAATACGGCTACATTTCTGGCAACGTGCTTAACAACTGCTTCCGTGGGCAGAACGGCACAAACGCAGTCAATCATTCAACAGGCGTGTCTGTATTTACGCAGAATCTGCCATCTGTGACCCTCTGGCCAACCCCAGACAACAGCACAACATATCAGTTTGTTTACTGGCGTATGCGCCGTATTGATGATGCTGGCGGGGGTGTACGCACGATGGACGTGCCTTTCCGCTTCCTGCCCTGTATGGTGGCAGGCTTGGCCTACTACTTGGCTCTTAAGATTGAGAATGGCGCTGAGCGTCTGCCGGTCTTGAAGCAACAATACGATGAAGCTTGGCAGTTGGCCGCTGATGAAGATCGTGAAAAGGCTTCGGTACGTTTTGTTCCGAGGCAACAGTTTATTGGCAGTGGTACGTAAATGGGCAATCGGTTTGCTTCTGGTAAAAACAGTATCGCCATGTGCGATAGATGTGGCCAACAGTTCAAATTGACGGCACTTCGTAAAGAGATACAGAAGACAAAGATTTATAATCTGCTTGTGTGCCCGCAGTGTTTTGATCCAGATCAGCCGCAGTTGTTGTTGGGTATGTACCCAGTGGATGATCCGCAGGCAGTGCGTAACCCGCGCAAGGACACAACGTACGTTACGGCAGGTGTAAATGCTGGTGGCAGTTTGACTGGTGGTTCGCGGGATATTCAGTGGGGTTGGAACCCTGTGGGTGGGGCCAGTAATTTTGATGTTGCTTTGACACAGAATTACTTGGTGGCAACGACGTTTGTTGGTACAGTTACAGTAACAGTTACTTAGGAGTTAGTTATGAAAGACATGACACAAGACAAGAAGATGGTGAAGTCCGCCATTGGTAAGCACGAGAAGAACATGCACCCCGGCAAAAAGCCTACAAAGCTTGCCAAGGGCGGTAAGACCAATGAGATGATGATGCAGTATGGTCGCGGTATGGCCAAAGTTAAAAATCAGGGGAAATAACATGGCCAAGATTAACAATCTACCCGCTTCTGCATACGCCAAGCCACACACGATGAGTGGTGCGCCTGTAGGCATATCTGAGAACCCCGGTTCTGGCGTCAATCGCAGTAAAGCTGACACCGTTAATATGTCTATCGGCAACATCAGCAAAGCTGCTGGTAACGAAACCACCAAGACATCTGGTATCGTCACCCGTGGTAACGGCGCGGCGACCAAGGGAACTATGGCCCGAGGCCCAATGGCATGAATTACACGCAACTCAGCAACGCTATTCAAGCGTACACGGAGAACACGGAAGCAGATTTCGTGGCTAATATCCCCGTGTTCGTTCAGCAAGCTGAAGAGCGTATATTCAACTCGGTACAGTTTCCGTCTTTGCGCAGTAATGTGACAGGCGCAACCACAACAAACAACAAGTATTTGCAGTGCCCCACAGATTTTCTGGCGGTGTATTCTTTAGCTATTATTAGCGCCAATGGTGAGTACGAGTACTTGTTAAACAAAGACGTTAACTTTATACGGCAGGCATACCCACAGCCCACAGACACGGGGATTCCTAGGTACTATGCTTTGTTTGGCCCACGTTCAGACAATCCGGCTGAGCTAACTTTTATTCTTGGCCCAACGCCAGACGCCGCATACGGGGCGGAACTGCACTACTTCTTCTACCCACCTTCAATTGTTCAAAGCCCTGTGGCTACATTAGGAACTATTACGGGCGGTAGCGCATACACAGCGGGTACATACTTTGATGTGCCTTTGACGGGCGGTTCTGGAAGCGGGGCACTAGCTACTATTACTGTTTCAGGCGGCGCAGTAACAGCCGTAACTATTACAGATGGTGGCTTGCAATATGGAGTCGCAAATACACTGTCTGCCGCAGCAGCCAATATTGGTGGAACAGGTTCTGGTTTTTCCGTTCCTGTTGCTTCTGTAACTAACTCAGGCGGTACGTCTTGGCTAGGCGATAACTTTGACCCTGTGCTTTTGTACGCATCTTTGGTTGAGGCTTACACCTACATGAAGGGTGAGCAGGACATGATGACGCTGTACAACCAGAAGTTCATGGAAGCTCTTGCGTTGGCTAAACGTTTGGGTGATGGTATGGAGCGTCAAGACGCTTACCGTTCTGGTCAGTTCCGTCAGAAGGTAACTTGATATGTCAATTATCCAGACCCAGACCACGAGCTTCAAGGCGCAGTTGTACCAAGGTATCCATGACTTAACTACGGACGTCATCAAGATTGCTTTGTACACAGCTAGCGCGGATTTGAATGAAGACACAACTGTATACAATTCAACCAATGAAGTACCCAACACAGGCACTTACTTTGCTGGTGGGGCACAGTTAACACCGATTACGGTATCGTCTTCTGGTTACACAGCTTTTGTGGGCTTCCCAAATATCTCGTGGACAGGCGCAATCACCGCAAGATGTGCGTTGATTTACAACTCTACCCAAGGTAACAAATCTATAGCTGTTTTGGACTTCGGTTCTGACAAAACTTCTACAACCACGTTTACAATCACAATGCCAGCAAACACCGCTACGGCGGCTCTCATTCGTAGTTCTAACTAAGGAGTCATCATGACTATTGAAAAAACCAAAGCTACTGACGTAGTTTCTAGTGGCCTTACTTGTAATACCAAAGCCGGTGAGGACGCGAAAGCAACCGGCGTATTTGAGATCAAATGCCATGACAAAGATGGCAACTTGAAGTGGACTGCTGAGTCTAAAAACTTGGTGGTCAACGTCGGCCTTCAATATATGGCTGGCAGTGCTTTGACTTCAGTGAGCCAGATTACCACTTGGTATCTTGGTTTGTACGGCGCTGGCGCTTCTAATACACCTGCAGCGGGCGACACAATGGCTTCCCATGCTGGTTGGACAGAAGTTACTGCTTACAGCAACGCCAACCGTGTGACTGCCACGCTTGTAACAGCTACAACCGCCAATCCTTCTGTAGTGACTAACTCAGCTTCTCCCGCAGTGTTTAACATCAACGGCACAACAACAGTTGGCGGTGCGTTTTTGACAAGCGAAAATACTAAAGGCGGCACAACAGGAACATTGTTCTCTGCTGCTGACTTTGGCTCACCCGGTGATCGTTCTGTGGTGAACAGCGATACTTTGTCTGTGACTTACACATTCAGCTTGGCGGCTTAATATGGCAGCGTGGGGTTCCGGCACATGGGGCGATAGTGGTTGGGGCGGCTTTGTCGCTTACACCAGCACCGTGGACGAAACCTCTACTGGCACAGATGTAGTTGTAGCAAAGTTTGACACATCTGGTTTAGTAAGTGAAACAGCTACTGGATCGGATGCAATTGCAGCGGGTAAGATATTTACCTCAGACGTAACAGAAACGTCAACAGGAACAGACGCCCCCGAAGGGGGGCCGTTGTATGCTACAACGGTAACAGAGGCAAGCACAGGTTCAGATGCGGTAGTTTCTGTTATTTCTGTAGGCGCGGTAATTGCCGAAACTGCTACGGGCACAGATGCAACAGTAGGCGGTGAAGTTTATTCAGCAACGATTGCTGGAACGGCTTGGGGACAAAACAGTTGGGGTAGTAATTCGTGGGGTGGAGAAGGTGAGTTAGCCACCGCTACTGATGCGGTAGCTTCTGCTTTAACGCTTAACCCAACAGTAAGCGAAACGGCAACGGGCACGGACGAAGTTTTAGCAGGAGCAACATTTGTTTCTACTATTACAGAAACAGCTACGGGCACAGATTCTGTAACTGCTACACGGACTTTAAGTCCCGCAGTAAGTGAGACGGCTACTGGCACAGATGTTATTTTGGCTAGCGCAGGGTTTGCAAGTGCGGTGGCCGAGACAGCAACCGGAACAGATAACGTAGCTGGA